GCTTAGTAAACACAAGCATGCTTGAATTGCCGTATACCCAAAGGAGTCAGCCATGAATCGTGCCGACGCAATTAAACATTTCAAAGGGATCGCGCCCCTCGCCAAGGCACTCGGCATCACATACGAGGCTGTCCGGCAATGGGGTGAGGAGATTCCTGAGCTACGTCAGTACCAGCTTGAACTTGTAACCGACGGCCAATTGAAGGCCGACAAAAAGAAAACCGCTGCATAAGCCGTCCTTGTCATTGATCTGTTTTGCAAATGATCGCCGTACTTGGTGACCGATTCCACGGAAAAAAATTTGAGGTTTTACGAATGGAAGATTTCTTGAGGGCTTGCCACACCACCGTCAAGGAAAGCGGGGCAGAGGAACTGGCGGGGAAAATGTGCATGGCGCACGTGAGCTTGCTCCAGCGTTCGAACCCGGACAACGCGGCACATCATCTGACCATCGAGCATCTGTTTGGCGTGCTGCTGCATACGCAAGACATGCGCCCGCTGATGGCGCTCGCTGACCAATTCGGTTTTGACCTGGTGCCCCGTGAAAAGCCGGCAGCAAAACCGCTGATGGCCGCATTGGGCCTGCTCTCTGCCGAATGCGGTGATGTTGGCCGATTGATTTTCGATGCTGCGGCGGACAACCACATCAGCCAGCACGAGAAAGCCCAGGGCGAGAAAGCAATCCTTGAAGCAATCGAGGCGCTGAACGTGCTGCGCGAATCGCTCAAGGCCGCCTGAATTACAGGCATAAAAAAACCGCCTGGCAGGGCGGCTTCTTCAACAACTTGTAAAACACTGTGGGGCCATTATGAACACGATCGTCGCTCCAAGCAATACGGTCACCATGTCGAGTCGCGAGATCGCCGATCTCACCGGCAAGCATCATCACCATGTCGTCCGCGACATCAAACGCAACCTTGCTGAGCTGAATATCGATCCATCCACTTTTGGATGCATCTATCGGGACGAGCGCAACCGCTCCCAAACCGAGTATTTGCTTGGTCATGATCTCGTCATGACCCTGCTCACCGGTTACAGCACGCCGCTTCGGCATCGTGTCGTGACATGTTTGGGCGAACTGGAAAACGTGTCACGACATGTTGTCGCGGTTCCGCAAACTCTCCCTGAAGCTCTCAGGCTCGCCGCCGATCAGGCAGAGCACAACCTTCAGCTTCAGGCCGTCATCCATAAGCAAGCGCCGAAGGTCGAGGCCCTGAATCGTCTTGCCAATACCCAAGGCTCCGTCTGCATCACCAGCGCCGCCAAACAGCTTGGTGTAGCACCACTGCGGCTATTCAAGTGGCTCAACGACAACCGCTGGATCTACCGCCGGACCAGTCACTCCAGCTGGTCTGCTTTCCAACCCCGGCTGTCCAGCGGCTTGCTCGAGCACAAGCTGGTGAAGGTCGGTGCAGGTTCGGAAGAGCTCAAGGTCGTCGAGCAGGTGATGGTCACTCGTCGCGGCATCATCACCCTGGCCGAACAACTTCAAGGAAACTCGTTGTGAGCGTTCAAGCAATGTCATGGGCGCTCTCCTTGCCCATCGAATCACTAAAAGACTCGAGCGCGCGTCACGTGCTGCTGTGTTTGGCCAACTACGCCGGTTCGAACGGCGCTGGTGCCTTTCCATCTGCTTCGACTCTCGCTCAAGACACCGGCCTTTCCGAGCGCACTGTCCGTTACAAGCTGGACGATTTGGAGAAATCCGGACTGATCCAGAAGGGTAACCAGGCGATCGCCGCCGTGCACATCGATCGCCATGACCGCCGGCCAGTTGTTTACGACCTTCAACTATTGCGGGGTGCAAATCCTGCACCCCGTACAAAACGGGGTGCAGATGACGCCACGGGGTGCAACTCACAACAGAACGGGGTGCAGTCTGGAACAGAACGGGGTGCAGTGGCTGCACCCAATACATCAATTAACCATCAAGGAACCGAACAGCAGCAGCGGCAGCCGATTGCCGACGTGATTGCTGAGCAGGATCAGGCCGCCATCGCCGCACTGGATGATCGTCAACGCTTCGCCATGTTCGCCGCTTGGACTCCGAACGAGAAGGCACTGGCCGACCAACTTGCGATCGCCAGACTTTCCGTCGAAGTCATCACTGACCAGCTTCTCGAAACATTCGTGGGTTTCTACGTTGCCCGCCCTGCGACAGTCCAGAGCGCTGCCGGCTGGTGTTTCGAGTTGGTGAAATGGGCCAAACGTGACAAGACCAGAACCGCCGGTGCCGCAGTGCAGACGGATGAGTTCGACGACACCGACACCGAGTGGATGAATGGGGGTGCCAAATGAAAACGATTTCCGCGGTAGCGGCACAGGCCATGACCAAGGTTCGTCATGGTGATTTCTTCGAAGCAAATACCGAACTGTTGGCACAGGCCCAGAAGGACCAAGCCCACGAAACCGGCAAGGTGATCAACCAGCTGTTCCGCCAGCTGCGCTCGATCCGGACGGCGTGGCGTCAAGCATGGCCAGACGCCAAGGCTTACAAGGAATCGAAAGCGACCTGGCTGCAGGCGTTCATCGAGAACGGGATTTGCACCCAGGAACAGATCGACATTGGCCTGGTCAGGTGCCGCGCCGAGCCGTCTGACTTCATCCCGAGCGTTGGGAAATTCATTCAGGGCTGTGTGCCTTCGCCCGAAATGCTCAAGCCGCCACTTCCGAGTGTTGAAGTGGCCTACAAGCAGGCGTTGCGTAACTGCCATCCAACCATGCACGACGTCGCGAAGTGGTTTCACCCGGCGGTCTACCACGCGACCGCCGCCGCGGGGTTTAACAGCCTGCCACTGCTCAGTCGCGAACTGGGGTTGGTCAGTTTCGAAAAGCGGTATCTGGAGCAGGTCCGCAAGGTCTGGATGGGCGAGCTGTTGGCGCCCGTACCTGTAGCTGAGCTCGCACCGCCGTCCGAGCGCACGCCGGAAGTTGGCAATCAGGCCCTGGCCGAACTGCGCGCCATGCGTGCGCGAGGTGCTGCCCGTGTCTGATTCCCGCCTTGCACCGACCAACCCTGCCGATTACCGCTTCGCTGTGCACTGCTGCGGATACAAGTGGGAGCTGAGCGACAAGCCTGATCGCGCAGTAGCACTGTTCGAGCATTCATCGGCGGCGTTGAAATTTGGACAGGCGATGTGGCCGTCCACATTCGAAGTTGTCGACGTAATCACGGGAGAGCGGGTATGCGCGTGACCTCGAAGAAACTGCGCGCATCGGCCAACGGCCAGGACTGCACTGTCCGCGCGGCCGGTGTTTGCAACTTCGACCCGGCTACGACCGTTCTCGCTCACCTGCCATGTGGGCAGAAGGGAGTGGGTATGAAGGGCTTCGACACCGTCGCCGTTTACGCGTGCAGCGCCTGCCATGACGTTCTCGACGGCCGCGCCGCCGGCGATATCGATTGGCAGGACATGCCGCGTGCCATCGCCGAAACACACGAGGCCCTGATCCGGGCCGGAATCCTCACCGTGAAGGGGGCAGCATGATCGACCCAAAAACGTTACTCGTCCTGATGGTCCTCGCCACCTGGGCACTTTACGAAGCGTGCCGCCACATCTACGGCAGGCAACGCAAAGCTCGGGGTGATCGCCGATGAAGCCATTCTCCCCCAAGCCGGTACGCGCCAAGTCCATCGACCGCGAAGGCCTCGAGCAGGCTGCGCTGATGGCCGAGCTGCGTTTCCGCATGCCCGAAGTCGCTGATCTGATCTACCACGTCCCGAATGGCGGGCACCGTCACAAGGCGGTGGCGGCGAAGCTCAAGCAGCAGGGCGTGGTGGCCGGGATTCCTGACCTGGTGTTGACCATGGCCCGCGGCGGGTTCTTCGGCCTGTACATCGAGTTCAAGGCCACACCACCAAATGACGCTGCGATCTCGGCCAGCCAGCATGAACGCATTCGAAAGCTGAACGATCAGGGTTATCTTGCGGTGGTGTGTCGTGGGCACTTCGACGCGATGGAGCAGATCCGCGCCTACCTGCGTCTCGCTCCTTCAGTGGTGGCGGCATGAGCCACAACTTCAAGCCAGGTGACCTAGCGCTCACGCTCAAGGCGGGTTACGGCATCGCGGTGATGACCACGGTTCAGCTTGAGATGTTCCTCGGGAAGGGGCAGAAAGCTCAAGAGCCTGACGGCCAATTGTGGACGGCTCCGTTTGACGGCTGGGTTGTCGGACGGGATGGCGAGGATGGGTTCGGGTTCTTCAAAGCGTCGTATCTAATGCCGTTGCGCGGCGACTTCACTCCAGAACAGCACAAGTCGCAAGAGGTGACCGCATGACCAGCGCCGCCGTGAAGATGTCCGACGCTGAGATCAAACGCCAGGCCGCTGGCGCCGTTCGCGATCTGCGCGACACCGACAACCGCGGGCTGTACCTGCGCTTCACCACGGCCCGCGACCGGGCGTCCTGGTATTTGGTGACGAAGGGCAAGTGGAACCTGATCGGCAGCTACCCAGACCTCAATACCAAGCAGGTGGTCGCGGCGCTGCCGGCGATTCGCCTGCGCCTGGAAGCGGGAGAGGGCACCAGCCTGTCGAAGTGGGCCACCGTCGGCGAATTGCTGTCTTGGTACGCGGAGCGCATGGGCCGTGACCGTAACCTGTCGAGCAAACGCAAGAAGACTGGTGCCTCGGCCATCAAGTGCCACCTGATCCCGCGCCTGGGCGATCTGCCGCTGACCAGCGTCGACAAGGCCACCCTCGACAGCCAGTTGATGTGGCCATTGCAGGAGGCTCTGTCCATCGACTACGTGCGCCTGGTGTTCCAGCTGCTGGCCTTGGCGTTCCGTCAGGCGTTCAAGCTGGGCCTGATCGCATCCAATCCCATGGCCGGTATCAAGTTCAGCGACTTCTCCAAAGCGAAGGTGGGGATCAAGCCGTCCCGGCTGCGCGGTGTGCAACTGCCCGGACTGCTGGAGCTGCTGGCCGAAGTCATCGTTTCCGCGCCGCGTGATGCGCTGCTGGCCCTGTTGATGCTCTGCCATGGCACGCGCATCGGTGAAAGCCGGTTGACCCAATGGCCGCAAATCAGCCTGGCCGAGCGCGAGTGGTTCATCCCGGGCGATCACACCAAGACCGGCGTCGAGCATCACCTGCCGCTAACCGAGCAGATGTGCGCAATCCTGATCCGCTATCGCGACTGGCAATACGCCAATGGGTATGACGGTCAGTTCCTGTTCCCGTCACGCAATGGCAAGCCACTCAGCGAAGGTCAGGCCAGTGCCGTGTTCACCCGCTTGGGCAAGGGCGAGTGGACGAGTCATGACCTGCGCAAGGTGGCCCGCACCGGCTGGGCAGACATCGGCATTGACCACCTGATCGGTGAGCTGCTGATCAACCACGCCATGGGCCACAACGTGAAGGTGTACATCCAGTCGGACGTGATGAGCCGGAAGCGCGAGGCGTTGGAACGGTGGTGTGCGTATCTAGATGCGAAGGGCTTCAAGCGTATTCACGCGTTGACCGACTTTAGATCGGGAGATTCCGGTAATGCCACGGAAGCCACGGAACACAAGGCCCGCGAGGCCTTTCAAGAATCAACCATAGGCGAGGTTTAAAAATGGATAAAAGAACACACGGCCCCGCCTTTGTGCGCCGCCAGATTCCGCTGACCGACTGCCCATCCTGTGCCGGGAACGGACTAGTCAAGGGCGTCTTTCATCAGCTCGACTGCATTGGATGTCACGCGTCTGGCCTAGTGCACGCCGAGACGCTGGAGCCGCTCCCAGTGGATGACCTGGTCGTTCAGCTCGGCATACTGGTCCGGCAGGGTGGTCGCACTGCGATTCGTCCCCCAAGCGCGCCAACTTCGATGGCAGAGCTGTACCAGCAAACCAATACCCGCGGGCCTGGTGGCTCGTCTTACAAAGGGGATTGAACATGGCCTTCACTCCAACATTTAAAGAACGCACTGCCGAGGACCTGCTGGAGCATTGGGGCCGCTGGGTTGTGCTGGGCTCCGGTGTGTCTTGCTGCGCCTCCCGTGAAAACACGATCCTGTCGCCGATGATCACCGATGACGATGCGCTGATGATTGATGGTCTGATGGGGCGCCTGTTGAAACGTTATCCGGAATGCGGTCAGGTGCTGATGAAGTACTATACCGCCCGCGACACCTCATTGATGGATGTCGGCAAAAAGATGGGGTTCGGCGAAGAGAAGACCCGGCAACTTTGGAAGGCTGGTGTTGCGTGGACTGATGGTGCGTTGGATTTTCATCGCACGGCCGCGTGAAAGCGACGGGGAGGCAGAGGAAGTAGTTTAAGTTTTCTTGGCGTCTTTTGACGGTCGTGATTAAAATCACCTATTTGCTTGAGTAGGTGTTTATGTCATTTGTATATAAGTATTTAGAGAGCTCCCGTATCGGTTTTTTGGAAAATGGTCTGATCCGGTTTACTCCACCTAGTGATCTAAATGATCCTTATGAATGCCTTCCGGCCTTTCCAGAAGTTGACCCGATCATTCAGTATGAAAA